TTTGACCTTGACAATAGCGCGCTAGAATCGACGTCGGACGAGTCGGTCATAAAAAGAATCGGCTCGGGAACTAATTTTCCAACTCAATTTTTGAAATTCAGCAAAGGTTGGATACAAGGTCGCTCACAACCAGTCGGACTGACGATTCTGGGATCGAACCGGTACGGAGACGGCCGGTCTGAAGATGGAAATTCTGGGGGCTTTACGGGGATTCGAATCTGGAACGGGTCAAACGCCGAAGGTTACGCCGACTCAGTCGACGTCGTAGGAGATGAAATTGTCTTGTGTGATTCTCCTTTTCAAAATCGCAACGGGTGGCTTATGAAAACGACTTATTCGGATACGTCGTTATTTTCGATAACCAACAAGAGAAATTCGCGGATTTACGCCGGAGACTTTTTGTTTGAAAAGTCTGGCGGAGGAAACGCAAGTTTACGCCAGATTCTTTGGCAAATCGGAGACAATATCGCGCAATTATACAAATTCAGAAATCAACATAACGAAGGGACCCCGGGATGGAACGATACCAACAAGTGGGGGTGGAGTTAACATGAACACAGTGGACAAAATTGTAAACGACATCGCACAAAAGCTCGCAAACGCGATCGTAGAAGCCTCGAATTATAAGGTCTTATACGAGGAGGCAAACGAGGAATATAAGCGCGTTAATGAGCTATTGAGCAAATTTAACGACGTTTTGGACAGCGATCCAGCACTCAAAGAGCTGTTTGACGAGGCTTCCGCTAAAATTGAGGAGGTGAGCGAATGATGCATTTCACGGCGGAGGACATTTCGATGATCGTTGCATTTATCGGTGTCCTCCTTGGCATCTACGGCAATTTTAAGGGCAATATCGTGGCGCAAGAGAAACGCATGGTCGTGATTGAGAAAGACATCGAAAACATGCGTGACTTTCGTTTGACGGCCGTGAGACGACTTGATAACCACGATGAGCAGAATAAGTCTCTATTGATCCTCGCAGAGCAAGTCAAGGCTCTAAGTGAGGACATGAAGGAGCTTAAAGCTCTCATTCAAAGCAAAAATTAAGGAGGTGATGTGATGTCGAGTATCATGACAAGCATTAAGCAAGTTGACGGTGGAAGTATCATTAAGTCTGGTGACACCTCCTCCGTTTTTAAATTTGAGATTTTGGATGAAGATGGAGTGAAGAAGGACCTCACAGGCACAGGGAAGCTGGTCATTTTCAACTCTAAAAACGTGATCTTGTACAAAGATGTCGAAGTCGAACACGGTAGTTTTAGCTTTAAATTTGACAAAGTGGTAGCTCCTGGCTATTACAAGCTCGAAATCAAGCTAGACGGGTACGTATTCCCAACAGGCGACTTTGAAATCCGTGTGCGACCGTCATTCAATCCAGCGAACAGCGTCCCAGAATCGACTGAAGACCCAAAATGAGAGCGTTGGCCGAAGAAGTTAGGAAGCAATTGGGCAACGTTAAAATAGACGAGCTTCCAGACCTAGTAACAATATATAACCTAGCTAAAATTTGAAAGGAATAAAAATATGGCAGAAAATAAACTTGAAGCAGTAGTAGTAGCGATCGGTACAGATATCAAAAACTTGCGTAAGGCGATCAATGATAAAGAATCAAACGCTGGAATCACAGAGCAACAACTCAATGAAGCGATCCAGCGTGCTAAGTCCGATATTTTAGGCGAAGGTGTGCCAGAGAATCTTGACACACTCAAAGAGATAGCAGACAAAATCGCTACTCTTAACGATGACACAAGCGGAGCTATTGTGGCTAAGCTGACAGAACTTGGCCAAAAAATCGATGCTGTAGCCGATGCGGATTACCTCGCAGCATACAACGAGGCGAAAGGAGAGTAGCGAATGAATCTAATCGAAGCATTTAAGCAAATCGGACGAGATATAAAGGCTCTTGTCACAAGGGCCGATAGCATCGAGAAGGATGTTGAAAAGCTCAAAAAGACAGGCACAACTTCCAGCGACGACACGTCATCGACTGATCTTGAGCAAATCAAGCAGGATGTCCTCGATTTAAAAACTTTGAAGTATTTTGGGCATGCAGAGTCATGGTCTGATAATGGATCTGGGAAACCTCACGTTTGGGAAGAACTAGAGGACGAAGTCGGATATGTCGGATTACCGATCGAAAATCTTCCATTTTATTGTGTGAAAAGCAAAACCGGAGGCCTTACTCTATTTGGATTAGATAATCCGCCATACTTTATCGATCCCGAAACTAAAGTAGCTTCGTGGAACAATCCGGATTATGAGTGGACGAGGGAAATTAACGCCTATAACGTATTAGGCTTCGAATTGCTTGGTGTCGGAGAAGAAAGTTGGGAATCGTATAACGATTCAAAGAACAAAAGAGAAGGTAACGAACGTAGATTAGTCACTCGCGCTTTTGGCGACGACAAGCAACAAGGCCTTTGGTATGTGGATGATGACGGCCATTTCAGACGTCTGGTTGATACAATAATTGAACTGGAAAAAGAAATTTTGAAATTAAAGGAAGGAAAATAAAATTATGAATAAAATTAACTGGAAAGTACGTTTTAAAAATCGTCAATTCGTAGCACGACTTGCGCTTGCCTTAGGATTGCCTATCTTGGCTTACTTTGGTATCAAATTTGAAGATTTGACAAGTTGGGGTGCTGTATTCGGTCTCCTTGGTAAATTTGTATCAAACCCTTATCTTGTAGGTTTGACACTATTCAATGCTTGGAATATCGTGCCAGACCCTACAACCGCTGGGTATGGAGATAGCAAGCGTGCTTTGGATTATGAAGAACCTCACGAAGATTAGTATATTTTTGCTGGCGACTATCTATTTCTGGGTAGTCGCTTTTGATTTTAGAAAGGAGCAGTAATGGCTACTTTAAATGATATTTTAGGATATGCAGAAGGGCTAGCAGATGCTGGAACTGGCGTATCTATGAGCAAGTGGGGGATGCAGTGTGCTGCACTACCGAATGCAATCTCTACTTACTTTTTCGGCAAAACTCTTTGGGGAAATGCTATTGATCTACTCAATTCTGCCCGTGATTTGGGTTACGAGGTGGAATATAACCAAGAGGGAAACGTTAACAGTCGGCCAAGAGCTGGCGCTGTATTCGTCCAAGAGACTACTTACTTATTCGGTCATTCATACGGTCATACTGGCCTAGTGATCGAGGATAGTGATGGGTACACCATGCGTACCATTGAACAAAATATCGATGGTAACGAAGACAGTCTATATGTTGGTGGTCCAGCACGATATAACACTCGTGATTTTACTGCTATTGTCGGATGGTTTTACTTCCCTGTAGATGATCAACCAGCGCAAGTGAGTGCTATCGAGCCGTCAGAGCCCCTCACAGTCGATTCTGACGAGTTTAACCCAGAAGAAGGTACATTTACCGTGGAAGTATCAGCGCTCAATGTACGAGCTTCTGCTGGGCTTCTAGGTGAGATTGTAGCAGTATATACCGCCGGTCAAGTTATCAACTATGACGGATGGCTTGATAACGATGGATATATCTGGATCACGTACATTGGAGCATCCGGCAATCGTCGCTATGTAGCAGTCGGTCAATCAGAGAATGGGCAACGGATTACAGACTTCGGCTCATTCGCCTAGATTGCGAGGTGGAAAATTGAGATTAAACTCTACCAATTTAAAGCAAACGGGCGGTGGTGAAATCGTAAAGCAAGGCGATAGCGCCTCACTCTTTGAGTACAAGCTACTTGATGAAGACCACAATCCGGTATACGAATTAAACGGCACAGAAGCCAAAATAACGCTATATAACGCAAGCGGTAAGATTAGTATAGATACATCGGTTACTAACTCTAGTATCTCATTTAAACTTGCAAAACCGCTGCCTATCGGTCTCTATACCGTGGAAGTTGTAGCGGGTGGGTATGTGTTCCCATCTGACCGTAGAACCACATTAGAGGTCACACAATCAGCGGACGAATACCAGCCGGCAGAAATGGTTGAGTTGGGAAAGGTCAGCTTACGCGATGAGATCGCAAATTATATCGCAAGCCACGCTATACAGACATACAATGACGGTCCGCTAATCGCACGGATCGAAGCCCTCGAAGCACGTCCGCAAGTTACAACCGTTGATCTAGGACCATTAGAAAGTCGAGTACAATCGTTGGCCCTATCGGTCAAAGCGCTGGAAAGTAAACCAGCTCCGACGATTCAAACGCTCGATTTAGGACCGCTAGAAAAGCGCGTGGAAACCTTGGAAAGCAAGCCGGCCCAACAGCCCCCAGCGGTCGACTTGAACGCGTATATGACCTCAGAAATGGCTTATCAGACGTTTGCAACGTATGCCACGTTACAAGCTCAAATGACAAGCAATATTAAAAACAAGCATTTAGAATTGGGACTTGACGCGCTAATAGACGAGAAGTTACGGAACGGTGGCGATAACTTTCTTAC